TTACTAAAAAAAAGTGAACAGCTACCTACCGACCAAGAACAATTTATGTTATTAGAACACATAGCAGGACAAGTAGAAAATATACAAAAAGAAATGGAAACAATGAGAAACAATAATGTAAACATAACTTATGCTATGAAAGATATAGAAAAGATTAAAGAAAGTTTAGAAGCTATTAAAGATAAAGTTAGAAAGAATGGTAATCATTAATGGAATTAGTTGTAGCACTTCTCATGTATCTTGGTGATCCACCTGTTCTAAAGGAACACTTGTTGATGCCTAGCCTTTCCGAATGTTTGAAGAGAAAAAGAATAAGCATGAGATCAACAAACAATGCACAGTTTCAATGTATGAAAGTTAATGCAGTTATTAAAGAAGGTAAAATTATAAGCATATCAAAAGCAGATTAATGTACTGCATCATTTGGTTTCAAAATGATCGTTGGCAGATATTCACAAACGAGGTATGGGAGACAGAGAAAGAAGCCACAGATTATGCTAAAAGAAATAAGTTTAAAAAAAACATTAAATGGAAAGTTGTTTTATACGACAGAAAATATTATAAATAGTTATGGCTATAAATAAAGCAAATATGAAATGCAACGCACCTAAACGACAAGTGCAAGGTGGTAAGAAGTTTGTTGTTAAGGCTTGTGTTGGAGGTAAAGAAAAAATTATTAGATTCGGAGATGCCAACATGACTATAAAAAAATCTAATCCTGCTAGACGAAAATCTTTTAGAGCTAGACATAAATGTGCAACTGCTACAAGTAAAATGACTGCTCGTTATTGGTCATGCAAAAAATGGTAAAGAAAAAAACTTGGTCTAAAAGAAACATTACTTTAGTTTGTGGATATTGCATCATGTGTAAAAAACAGTTATTGAGTAATGAAGGTGGATGGATTATAAATGCAGAGAAGAAACGATTTTGTGAACATTATGGTGAAAATACAGAAAGTTGTTTTGATAAATATATAAATATAGGAAAACAAAATGAAAAAAGGCTACCACAAAACTAAATCAGGTAAGACAGCTAAGAAAGGTTTGTATTACAACATTAACAAAAGAAAGAAAGCTGGTACAAGTAGAAGTAAATCTAAATCTACTGTAAGTAAAAAAAGCTATCAATCTATGTTAAGAGGATTTAATTAATTAGTTCTTGTTTTAATTCTTTAAATTCTTGGTGTATTGTTTTTTCTGGTGTCCAAAATCTTCTGCCTAATTTTTTTAATCTACGATGATGAATTACAGTTGAGTGATCTATCTTCAACATTCTACCTAAATGAGATGATGAAGCACCAAATACTTCAACCATAAGATTAATAATAATACTTCTAGCTCTTACTAAAGATTCAAATCGTCTTTCACCTAACACCTCTTGTTTATTAATTTCATACTTAATACAAACTTTATTAACTACAGCATCAAGTGTTTGGGGATAAACTTTTTTTCTTTCTGTTACCAAACCATTTTTCTTTTCTTCAAATCTTTCTTGTCTATATCTTAATCTTAATAATTGATTTTCTATTTTTTCTCTGTTTTGTTGCAAAGACATACGATAGCCATTTTTAAATCCTGTTTTATAAATTAAAAGTTCTTTCCCTGTTAGTTCCCTATACATAGGAGCTTTCATTGCCTGCTTTAATTGTGTTAGTGTTTTCATTTGCGTAGTATACCCTTCTGTTGTTTGCACAACCTTTTGTTGTTTTTATAATTATGTAATTAATAAGACTGTTAAGCTCTCATTAATTGCTCTTGTGTGTCTACTACTTTTCTACCAAGTCTAATACTATCTTGGTGATACTTTTCAGCTTTAAGTTTTGCTTCAAGATATTTCTTATGCTTTTTCTCCTGAAGGTCTCTTAGCTTCTGTAGACGCATCCTGATTTTCATCAGCATCCTCCTTCACTTTTGTAAAGTCCCATTTTATATCTGTTACCTTTACTTCTACTAACTCTCCCTCATTTGAGGGGTCGGCAGCTTTCTCAACGGAATCAAATTTTTCTATATATTTAAAACTTGCACTTCCATGCTTTGTTCTTATAACCTTTTTGGTGGATTTGTCAATCATAGTCCCTTTCAATAGCCATTTCTATATAATGAATAGCCTTTTCTAAATCTTGTTTTTGACCTCGTTTCTTGTGCCTACACAAATACTTAATAGCATTGCCTTCGGCAAATGGGATGTTGTTTTTGTTTATAAATTCTGCTGGTTGAATAGCCATGGAGTAGTGATCTCCACCTACCTGTTTTTTATATACATTATCATTCATAATTAAGGTGTCCGTGGCGGGAAAACAACTAATAGAAAGTCAAGGGTGATGACTAAAACCGCCACGAACTTTGAGAGCCTAAGCTCTATCTTCTGTAATTACCATAAGTTCCAGTTTTTTGATAGGGTTTTTTATACCCACCAAATTGCTGTTGTCCACCACTTCCAGATTGAGGTGTCTTACTATCGCTTGGTGTAAGTACCACATTCAATCCTCCTGTTGGTGTACCATCTTCATTGGTATCGTCAAATCCAGCTTGGTTGTACCAAGTGTCGCCTACTTTAGCTCCAATCCTCCACGTTTTTCCTTGTGGTGATTTTGGATTAATAGGTGCAACAAAGCTAGGTCTGTTATCTCCTGGCTGTTTGTCTGCATTTGGTATAAGTTTTATATATATCTTATCCATTTATATTTTCTCCTGTTTGTTTAGTTTATCCTCTACACTTTCAACAATATTCATTATTGATTTGTAAGTAGAGGGATGTTTAGTTAAGGCTTGTTCAATGTAAGGATCGTTCATTCTTCTAACTCTCCTATACTCATAAATGTTTCTACATTTTTTAAAATCATCTATGATTTGATCTACACCTTTATTTGTACTGCCATTAACAGCACCTTTAGTTTCTCTAGTCATTGGAATACCTAACATATTGTATTCTTCAAGGGAGGTTATGTCTGTCTCCAAAATCCCAAAGAAAGATAAAGCTCTTGATATTGCAAATGTTTCGCAGAGCTGATATGATCCCTGCTTTTTAAAAGTTTTATGATGACCTGTGGCTAACACTCGTTCAGGATCATAAGCTAAAATTCTACACTTACAAATATAATAATCTTCTTGGTCAAATATTTGTGTATCAAATCCTAGTTCATCACCAAACACTTGCCTAAAGTATTTAATCTTGCTCCAAGATGATACATTTAAAGGAGGATTTTTTTTATCCTTATCAGCATCTTTAATATACACACCATCTTTACGCACTAATTCATTTACTTGTTTTATTTTATCTTTTATTTTATCACGCATCTAATCCCCATTGTTTTTTTATTATTTTTCTTTGTTTGTCTGTTAAGTATTTATAATGGTAGTAATGATTAAGATCAGGTGGCTCACAAATATCTGCTAATTTTTGCAGATCACCTTTACAATATATAATCATTTGTTCCCAGTTATAAATTCTTTTTACCATCATGTTGTATTGGTATTCTAAATGATCGTCATACAAAGCTGCATGAGTATCATCATATATTAAATATTCTTTATCATTAACTAAAACTAAAAAAGGTTTCTTACCTGTACACTTCCAATAAAAAGCTACTTGTTTCCAATAATCATCAAAGATAGCATCATCTCCAAGTGGTTGAGTTTTAAAATAGTATTCATCTTTACCTTTTTTCTTTATAATGCTTGGCGGTTTTGTTTTTAGCTCT